ACGCAATCAGCAGAGGAGAGATATGACCGATACCATCGTGGTCAGCGTCCGTTAGAGATGCGATCTGACTATATGTCATGTTATCCACACTGTCGGGATCGTTGATGTCGAGACCAAGAACGGCAACTAGTTCGCTGAGTTCTTTGTTCTTAAGGACCTCAGAAGGTTTCATATCCCAGGTATTCATGATCACACCTCGAAGCGGATACGCACCGACCTTATCAGGATCACGAACCTTGAGAAGGAAACCCATAGCCGAGTCGCCTTCTACGATCTTAAGAGTAGCATCCGGCTTATTTGCCGAGATATGTTTCGCCACCTTGACTTTCTTCAGCTTCTTCTGAGCAAGAGCAGCATCACGACGATCAGCAGCTTGCTTCTTTGCAACCTGAGCTTCGACGATAGGGTCGATGATATCAGCTGCAGCGAAGATCTTCTTTGCTAGATAGACAAAGTCTTTGATATTCGCGCCGTCATAGTGTTCTTTGATGTTGCTCATTGGGTTCGTCAGACGTTCCTTCGTCTGACTGTCGAACTTAGGATTTACGAAGTTGCGAGCGAACATAACAAAAGTAAGACCACCCTTAATGGTACTCTTTGCGACTTCGATCTTGTACCTACGTTTGATGAGAGACACGAGCTCGTCAACTACGCCGTTCACAACGTAATCTACGTATGCGCCACCCTGACGAGTGTTAACACCGTTTACGAAACTGTTGGATCTGAACCCATCATCCGAAGATGCAAAGAAGAACGTAATGTCACGAGATACTTCAGAAATAACAGAAGCTTCTTCTTTAACAAACATCGAAGCGTACTTCTTGATGTTCGCGACCTGAATTCGTTTCTTATTGAATGAGAATGCGATCTCTGGGAATGCCATCTGAAGACTAACGAGACGATCCTCGAGTAGAGAGATCGTATCTAGATCCGACAGCGAGTCGACTTCAAAAAGAGAGAATTCGGGGGTAAACATAACTTCGGTACCAGAACCATCGCGATCCTTCTTCACTACTTTAACGTCTAGGCTACCATCCTTGCACTGAACTTCGAGCATCTTTCCGTTCTGCCAGGTCCTACCTACGAACTTCGAAGAGAGGAAGTTTGTAGCAGCCGACCCAACACCGTTGGTTCCGATAGTAACACGGTTATCGTCGAAGCTAGTACCTGCGTTTACTTTGGTCCACGCAGCAACAGGACGAGGAATCTTTGTCTTCGTCGTATCATCATAGACGTCTTCCTGAGGAATGCCGCGGCCGTTATCAGTTACAGTCACACGGTCATCTTCAATCGAGACGCTGATCTTGTTCGCGTATCGAAAGTTTGTTCGAATGGCTTCGTCGATCGAGTTGTCGAGAATTTCATCGATCATCTTCGAGAGAGCCGGCACGTATACTGACTTTTTCCAAGACCCAAGTACAAACCGGTCTACTTCTTCACGAGAAGAGGAACCCATGTACATACCGATTCGCGTGCGGACGTGATCTCGCGCAGTTAGAATCTTAAACTCTTCTTTTGCCATACTATACTCCTTAGGGCGGTCAATACTAGTATATACTGATTCTATTGAAATGTAAACAAAAAAAGCCGCATAGATGGTTCTATGCGGCTCTCTTTTAGATTCTATTATTCTTTGTTCTTCGAAACGTATGCTTGTGTTCCGTAGAACGCGGCTACGATAGCGGCAACTGATACGAAGTATATGCTGGCCATATTACCGATGATAGTCGCTGCCTGATACAATCCTAGCGCATCAGCTAAGACGACTGTGAATGGATACAAGAGCATTCCAAATAGCGAGAACCAAGCCATATGTCTCTGCGCATCTTGTTTCTTATCTTCGTTCTCAATACGAAGTTTGCGGTCTTCCAGTTCAATCATCGTCTCGGCATTTTTTATCTCAGTGGTGTCAGCTTGACAACTATTTTCTTCTAATTCTTTTTTGATCTTAGTTGGCACGCGCGCCTCCTATGTGTAAGACTTACTACAGTCATCATATAGTTAGGTTCACTCCAATGCAGATATTTATCGTAATGTTGGTGCTCCCGGAAGGACTCTAACCCTCAACCCTCGGTTTCGAAGACCGGCGCTCTTACGTTGAGCTACGGAAGCAAATTCCTGGGCCATCTCACAATTGGGACTCTTACCCCTGCATCTGAGCTATGACTCAGACCGTGTTACCCGATACGCCGAGTAGCCCTGTGGCGTATGCAGTGTTCTCATTGTAGCAGATGTCGACCTCTTCTACAACGTTTTATTGGTGCTCCTGGAATGAGTTGAACATTCGTAAGCAGGCTTCGTAGACCCGCCACCGGGTCCGCCGGCAGAAGCATTATGGCATATAAAGACCTTCGATTTCTGGATCAACAATCATTTCAGGCATATCATCGACCCAAACATCGATGTCGATCTTGTGAACGTGGTGCATAAAGTGTCGTTTAGGACGTAGACCTGTTCCGAAGCAATTCTCAGCACCGATGATACGACCAATAGTATTCTTGGGATCATCCATGTGTTGAGTACCACGAGCAGATACACAGTAAACTTTATGTCCACGGTCAAGAGCTTGTTGTGCGAACCAGTTCCACATAAGTGGATCTTTGGTGTACGTATCGTCATAGTCGATCGAGATATTCATTTTCTTCTCCTCTACACCATCGTAATCTAAACTGTTCCACATGTCAACTACAAAATTGTCTTTTCTTTGCCTGTGTCTGGCGGATTAGATTTAACTAATGATGAATCACCAAAGTCGACAACATCATAGTCGCCATTTTTGATAGCTTCGTTTACTTCGAGTAATCCATTCACGATATCGATGATAGGAGTATCCATGAATGAGTCACCGGGAGAGAACTGAAAGTTTAGTAGATCGACTCCATCATGTCGCACCTTTTCGGTGTAAAGATAACGAACGAGCTCGTACTTAGCATTTCGGTTGTGCAAGTATTTGCTTTCATCGTCGGTGAGTTGTTTATCGCTAAACATTTTCATAGTCAATTCATATGCTTTATCTAACATGATCTATCCTTAACTGGTGCTGCTAGGAGGTAACGATCCTCCGTCCCATCCTTACCAAAGATGTATAATACCTTTATACTATAGCAGCGAATTGGTGTTCCTACTAGGAATTGAACCTAGACCCGCCCCATGTCACGGGATTGAGCAAACCATTACACCATAGGAACGTTTATATAAGTTTTTCTCGCTTCAATACAGCCATCACTGATTCTTCTAAAGAATCATTATCTTTGATTGTACCAACGCCAAGATAGCCAGGCCCACTTATATAATAGAAGCGGATAGGTTGTGATGTTCCGAGAACACTTTCTCCAATAGTGTAAGACCTATGCCCAACTTTATATTTGTAATCTTCACAAACTCTCATAGTATTACCTTTTATTATTGGTATCCCCAGCGGGTGTCGATCCCGCTTCTTCGCCTTGAAAGGGCGATGATCTAGCCAACGTAATCTATGGGGACGTTGTATATGGTGGGAGAGGAGGGAATCGAACCCGTCCGTGCGTTGCCGCGATGGAGTTACAGTCCACTGCCTCACCTTGAGGCGTCTCTCCCAAATTTGGTGCTCGCGGATGGAGTTGAACCATCTGCCACTCGCTTATCAGGCGAGGCCCTCACCGTTCGGACTCACGAGCGTTTCCTTTCTAAAGCTTTTTGCCTTAGCTTTTCTTTCGTCTCTTCAGATAACACCCTAGATTTTCTATTCTTTGGGTAAGACTTTGACTTACCTTTTAAAGACTCAGAAAGTTTTAAACGGTGCTCTTCTGATTTTGCTTTGCCTATATTATTCTTACCACCGAGTGAAGAATTTGTCAATCTTTTTTCTTCGTTTTCAGGAGAAAAGATTCCAAGCTTTAACTCTACAGATTTCTTACCACCTCGACTACATGATTCTAATTTAATATTACGTTTAGCGCTTTCTCGAGCAGATTCAGACCAACCGCCTATCCCACCTCGTTTCATATTGTACATCATACCAGAATTAAAGTTTTCTGTTAATTCATATTCTAAAGTGTATGCATCTTCTTTATATTCAAAGACGGCTATAACTTCTTTCTTAAAATTTTCGATACCATATTTCTTTATTGCGTTTTTTATAGCTGTACCACTCCCCATATAATTGTCATATGGATCATTTGTCTTATGAACGCCAATATAGAATTTGCTATTCTTTATATTAATAATTTTATATACTGTATACATGAGGTTGCCTCCTACATGTATTTATACTTTTACAGTGCTCTACCTTTGAGCTAAGAGAGGTCTAAAATTTCAGCCAGAAATTCTTTTAATGTGCAGCTGGATCTGACACAATTGGCGTCGGGCAGAGATTATTGCATCTCTATTCGCTTTTAGGTCATGACTCCTATCAGCCGCAACTATGCGATACCCAACGTATTCTAAATTACAGCCCACCGTTAACTGAGCAGTCTCTCAAGCATTTTCACTCTGCTTTTTTATCGTCGGCTCAAGCACGGTGGGAACACAGGCCGACGTTGTTCTGGAATAGTTTATCTCGAGAAACACTAAACTCAGACCAACCTATTTTGGTGCGGATGAAGAGAATCGAACTCCTGACACCATGCTCTTCAGGCACGTGCTCTACCAACTGAGCTACATCCGCATATTGGTGTACCGGGAGAATTTTGAAATCTCGACCTTGGGATTAAGAGTCCCCTGCTCTTCCTCTGAGCTACCGGTGCATTACTTAGAAGATACACTGACCAATACCATTTCTGGTCAGATAGGTTTATTTTATGTGGCGGCCTAAATGCCACTCAGTGTATCATCAAAGTAATGGTGGATCCGGTCGGACTCGAACCGACGTACTCCGATTAAAAGTCGGGTGCTAAAACCACCTCAGCTACGGATCCACTCTTTGCGAAGCGCCACCTTATCGTCACGGCGTTCCACTTTCTTAGTCTTTCCATGAGCGCCCGATGGTCGTTTGGAAAGATGAAGGACGAAAGGATTTCGTGCCTTCGGTAGTTCCTTATGTTTCATTTTCCTTCTCTCTAAACTGGACGGTCATCTTACCGTCAGACCATCGTTTCAACAGGTACATGTTATATTTCCATACACCATATGAACGGTGCACTTTATTAAGATAGCTTAAGTTTCCGGTATGTATCATTTCATCCTCATTACTATCTCTGTCTATACTGATTCTATACGGATGTCAATAGCGAAGATCTGCAA